GGCGGCGGTGGACGCGGTGGGCCAAGGCGAACGGCGTCGAGGCCGGTAGCGGGGCGCTCGATGGGTAGTCCAGGGCGACCGACCAAGAGGACGCCGGAGACGGTCAAGCGGCTGTGCGATGCGATTCGGCTCGGCGCCTGTTATTCGGACGCCTGTGGGTTTGCCGGTATCAGCTTCGATACGTTCAACGAATGGCGTAAAGACTTTCCCGATTTTCTCGAGGCCGTAAAAGAAGCCGAGGGCTCAGGCCGCGTACAGCTCATCGCCAAGATCCAGAAGGCCGCGAACGACGGCAACTGGCAAGCGGCGGCTTGGATGCTTGAGCGACGCGACCCACAGAATTACGGCCGCACGATGCGAACGCAGGTGACTGGCGCCGACGGCGGGCCAGTGCAGATGGCGGCGCAGGTCGTCGTTGTCCCGGCGCTTGCGGCAAGCTCGGATGCGTGGGCGTCGGGCGTGGCGCTCGAGGTGCAGGGCGATGGCGACGACGAAGCCTAGCGTTGCGTGGCAGCCCAATCCCGGCCCGCAGACGTGGCTGGTGACATGCCCGGTTGCCGACATCCTCTGCGGCGGCGCTCGTGGCGGTGGCAAGACGTTTGGGATGATCGGCTGCTGGCTCCAGAAGCAGGCCACCTTCGGCAAGGATGCGAAAGGCGTGTGGTTCCGGCGTAGTATCCCGGAGATCGAAGGCGCTCAGGCTGAAATGTTGAAGATCTTTCCGTTAGTCGGCGCCTCCTATCAGGCGCAGGCGCGGACGTGGACGTTCCCCAGCGGCGCCACAATCAAGCTGCGGTATCTGGAAAGCGACACCGACGCCTACCGCTACCAGGGCCACGAATACACCGACCTATACTACGATGACGTGGGAACATGGCCGTCGCCGGTGCCGATTGATTTCTTGCGCGGCACGCTACGCTCGGCGGCTGGTGTGCCGTGTCGGATGATTAGCAGCGCAAACCCGGCAGGCCCCGGCCACGAATGGTTGAAGGCGCGCTATCTCACACCGTCCAAGCCGCTGACGCCGTTCGCGTACGAAGAGAAGGGCAAGCCGCCAATCCAGCGCGTCTACATCCCGAGTACGATCAGGGACAACCCCTACCTCGCGCCAGACACCGAGGCCGGTCGGCAGTACCTGACGCAGCTCCACTACGCCGGACCCGACCACATCGTCGCGGCATGGCTCGAGGGCGACTGGGACATCGAGCCGGGCGGCGCCATGCTCGAGCCGGCATGGCTCGACAAGACCTATGACGAGCTACCTAGCCGGCGCGGTGCTCGCGTGGTCCTGAGCATCGACCCGGCCGAGGACGTTGGCGCCAACAACGACGAGACGGGCATCGTGATCGGTATGCACGCAGGCCACTACGCCTATCTGATGCACGCCGACGCGGTGAAGCTGCTGCTCCAGCCGCTCGAGGAGCGGATCGAGACGCTGTGCAAGGAGTTCCAGCCCGACCTCGTGCTGATCGAGAAGAAGAGCGTGGGCGGCGCGCTCGCGCAGAACCTGCGGCGTCGACCAGGTTGGCGGTGGGCCGTGCAAGCCGTCGACCCCGGCCGCCTGTCCAAGGCCGAGCGGCTGTGGGAACAGGCGCCATGGTTCCAAGGCGGCCGCGTGCTGGTGCCAAAGTCGGCGCCGTGGCTCTACGACTACCGGCGCGAGCTGCTGCGGTTTACCGGCAACAAGAGGCTGAACGAGCGCGACAACCGCGTCGACGCTACATCGCAGCTTCTGCGGTTCTTCTCGTCGGGACACGCCGCACTTGCGCTACTTTCGGCGTAGCGTCACCATAGCGCCATGGCACGCATCCCGAAGAAAGCCGAGCAGTCCGCGCAACGCATGGCGACCGATGCCGCTCGGCAGGATGCCGCAGCTACGCGCCGCGCCGATCAGATGCAGGACGCCCGCCGCCAAGCCGAGCGGACGATGGCACGCGCAGACGGCTGGTCCTCGCTCTACACCGGCGCCGGTCTGCCGGGCCGCGACAAGACCGAAAGCTTTGAATTCAAGGCGCGTGCTCGCATCGAATGGCAGCAGCTCCAGAATCTCTACCGGCAAAACTGGATCGCCAAGCGCCTCGTCGATGACGTGGTGGGCGACGCCACCCGGTCTGGTTTTGAGATCGAATTCGAGTCGCAGGACGACGCGGTGTCCGACGACCTGCGAACGGCGGTCAAGGCCGAATGGCAGCGGCTGCACGCGATCCAGCGGTGCGCCGACGGCCTTCGATGGGCCATGGTCTTTCGCGGCGCGGTTGGCCTGCTGCTGACCGACGACACGCCGGCCGGCTTGTCGCAGCCGATGCAGTCGGGCATGGACGCGTACACGACGCTGGCGACGCCGCTGCCCGAGGGCGACTTGCAAGCCGTCAAGCAGATCGTGATCGTTGACGCTCGCTACGCGCTGCCCGACATCTCGATGTACGACGACGACGTGGACTCGATCAACTTCGGCTTGCCGCTCTACTACCAGGTGACGCCGTACGGCCAGAGCACCAACACGGTGAGCTATCGCGTGCACTGGTCGCGGCTGCTGCGGTTCAACGGCGTGCCCACCGACATGCTGACGCGCATCGCCAACCTGACTTGGGGCGATTCGGTCTACGAGGCCTGCTTTGATGCGCTGCGCCGCTACGGCATGGCGTTTGACGGCGTGGCCGTCACGGTGTCCGAGTTTGCGCAGGGCGTGTTGTCGATGAAGGACTTATCGCTGAACCTCGCTAGCGATCAGGTGGCTAACATCATCACCCGCACGTCGGCCTTCAAGATGGGGTTGGGAGCGTTTGGCCTCGCGCTAATCGACGCCGACGCCGAGGAATACAAGCGCCTCGGCCAGCCGGTCGGCGGGTTGAACGAGCTGTTGCAGCAATTCAAGGTCGAGATCGCCGGTGCGTCGCGCATCCCGCAATCGCGGCTGTGGGGCAACCAGGCTGGTGCGCTCGCGGGCGCCAGTGAAGACCATCGGCTGTGGGCCGAGTACGTCCACTCTTGGCAAGTCCAGTCGGTCGTGCCGCAGCTCACCCGGCTGACCTCGCTGATCTTCGCGTCGAAGAACGGCCCGACCAAGGGCGCCGAGCCTCCGCGGTGGGCCATCCGTTGCAACCCACTCGACCCGCCCGACTTGGACAAGGAGATCGAGCGGCGCGAGCGGCAAGCCAAGGTTGATCAGGCGTACTATCAGATGGATACGCTGGAGCCGATCGAGATCCGGCAGTCGCGCTTCGGCGGCGCCGCCTACAGCTACGAGACGACGCTCAACCAGGACATCACGGCGCAGAAGGAAGAAGCGCAGGCCGAGTCGGCGAAGGCCGAGCCGCCGCTGCCGCAGGAGTGACGATGGCGACCACCACCAAGACGACCAAGACCAAGACCACCAAGCCCAAGGCCACCGACGAAGCGGTCGTGCCCGAGGCTCCGATTGTGACGGTGACGCGCGACGAGTCGGCGCCGGTCGCGGTGGTGGTAGAGCCGGAGGTGGTCGACGAGCCGTCCGAGTTCGTGCTGCTCGAGCTGCACGAGCGCGAGGATACCTACTGGGGCGGTCGGCTGACTTTTCCCAACGGCGACCAGATGTCGATGCACGCACCGCACCGCCGCGGCGTCGAAGGCTCGGCCTACCGCGTGATCAACGCCAAAGCCCCGACCTTGCCGGTCATCATCAAGATCGTGTGAAACCACTCAAGCCGCTGAAAGACTCCAAGCCTATGCGAGCCGGTCGCGGTGCACCGTCGTCCGATCCGTACTTGCAGAACCTCGCCCGTTTGGCCGAGCTGAAGCGACAGCCGCCTATCAAGACGCCGCCGCTGCCATTCCCGCACGCAGCCGAGGCGAGCTACCGGCGCAAGCTGACGCGCATTGCCGACGACTCGTTCGCGCTGGTCCAGCCGCTGATCGATCTGCTTTGGACTTGGCAAGCCATGGCCGACGCCGAGCAGGCGCGCACCGACGCCGAGCAAGACCCGCCGGAAGAAGAGCTGCGCCGGCCTGAGCCGGAGGGTGTGACCACGGTCGCGGCCCGAGGCGCCGAGCGTGAGGCGGCTATCCGGGCAACCAAGCAGAACAAGCCGCACACGCCAGTCGAGAAAGCGCAACTATCGCTGCCGGGCATCGTCGAGCAGACGTTGATTGCCACGCAGCACCGCCTCGACCTGTTCGCTCGCGGCATCCCAAAGGATTTGCCGGCGGTCATCGCTAAGGACATCGAACGGCACGCGGTCACGGTCAACGTGCGCGTATTCGAGAGCCTCGGCGTCAACCCGATCAAGCCGGGTACTGCGCTCGACCGTGCGCGCACCGAATGGATCGCAACCAACGCCGCGCTGATCACGTCGCAGCCGCTCGAGGTGTCGAGCCGCATCGCTGACATTGTGCGCGACATGGTACCCGCCGGCGCTCGCTGGGAGACTATCGCCCGCAAGCTCGAGGACGAACACGGCATTGCCCAACGCCGCGCCGCGTTGATCGCCCGCGATCAGGTGGGCAAGTACAACAGCGATTGCAACCGCACGCAGCAACAGGCGGCCGGTTTTACGTTCTACGAATGGATCGGCGTGATGGATAACCGCGAGCGTCCCACGCACGTCGCGCTACAGCACACGGTCTGGTCATGGGAAAAGCCGCCACCGATTGGCAATCCGGGCGAACCGATCCAGTGCCGCTGCACGGCCTCGCCGGTGACCTCGGCGAAGGACATCGCCCAGGCACAAGCATGGACGCCCGACGAGCTGGCAGAACGCACGGCCGCACTCGGCCCCACGCAACGCGAAGGACCGGATGCGACCGAGGAGCAGGTAGTCAAGCGCGCAGCGTCTGAGGTTGCCAGCGAGATCAGGCTATCCCGGCGCCGAGCCGAGGTCGCCGCACGTTAGACTTGACGTCACGCTAGCGGCAGGCGCTACGCTTGTCGCATGGAGCGACGCACCGACACGCTTGATCTAAAGCTGGACGCCATCGAGGCTGGTAGCGGCCGCTTTCTCGGCCGGGCCACGCTCGCCAAAGAAGGCGTCTACACCTACGTCGACGGCGATCGGACGTGGCGCGAGTTTGTGCCGATGTCGACGCTGATCGATCCAGCGTGGCTCGACAGCTTGCGCCTCGCGCCGGTCACGCTGAATCACCCGGTGCGGCCGCTGACGCGCGACAACGCCCGGCAGTATGCGGTCGGCTCCATCGGCGAGACGGTGGTGCGAATGCAAGACATGATCGGCAGCTCGATCACGGTGTGGGATGGCACGGCCATCGACGCCGCCGCGACCACGCACCGCGAGATCAGCCTAGGCTACGAATGCGACCTGGAGCAGACGCCGGGCACTTGGAAAGGCATCGCCTACGACACGATCCAGAAGGCGCGCCGCGCTAATCACGTCGCCCTAGTCGACCGCGGCCGACACGGCCCAGACGTGCGCGTGCAAATGGACGCCGCCGACGAGGACGACGCGGTGCGTCATGACGAGCCGAGCTTTCGGCCGCCCGGTGCAGTCGCTGCTGCGGCACGGCGAGGTCTGGCGATTCGCGAGAAGGAGCCGCCGAGCAATCGTGGTGGCACCGAGGTCGGCCTGGCCCGCGCCAAGCAATTGGCCAACCGCGAGCCGGTGTCGCTGTCGACCATCCAGCGCATGGTGTCGTTCTTCGCGCGCCACGAGGTCGACAAGCAAGGCGAAGGCTGGGGCAAGAACAGCAAGGGCTACCAGGCGTGGCTCCTGTGGGGCGGCGACGCTGGCCGACGCTGGGCAGAGTCGATCGCCAAGCGCGAAAGATCCGACGTTGACAACACACTAGACGTTGCCGGAGCATGGACCACGGTCGCGCATAGTGCCGACCGCGTTGACGCGAGCGAGGACACGATGGCCGCACTGATGATCGGCACCCTGAAACTGGACGTGGACAGCACCAGCGCGACCACCGCGCAGGCGCACATGGACGCTCTGGAGGCTCGCGCCGCCGAGGCCGACGCCGCCAAGTCGCGCGCCGACCGCGCCGAGGCCGAGCTTGACGCCGCCAAGGCTGCGCTGGACGCCGCCAAGGCCGACCATGCCGAGACTGTCGCCAAGCTGAAGACCGACGCGATGGGCATCGCCCGCGCTCGCGTGCAGCTTGAGACGCTGGCCACCGCCGTGTGCGGCCGAAAGTACCAGGCCGACGGCAAGACCGACCGCGAAGTTCGCGTCGACATGTTGGCCAAGCTGGGCGTGGTCGTGACCTCCGAGCGGTCGGACGACTACATCGCCGCCCGTCTGGACGCCGCGCTCGAAGCCGCCCGCAAGTCGCACACCGCCGCCGCTGTCATCGCCAGCGCGATGAACGCCGACGCCATGCGCAAGGGTGGCTGCGACGAGGACGACGAGGACGACGAGGACGATGAAGACGACGAGGACGGCGACGAGGCCGACCTGTACGACGGCAAGTCCAAGAAGGGCAAAAAGAAGGACGCCGCGCCCTCGGCGAATCAACTGATGCGCTCGCGCTGGGCGTAAGGAGTCTGGACCATGGCAGCTTTTACCTCCGTTACCTCTCGTCTGACGGCTGGCACCATCGGCCAGCTCGCCTACGGCAACGACGCCAACAAGTACGTCCGCAGCTACGTTCTGGTGGACACCACCGACGTGGCGCCCGGCTACGGCGTGGGCTACGACGCCACCAACGACAGCGCCAAGCTGTACGACGGCAACTTTCTCGGCGTGGCGTTTGACGATGGCTCGCTGGCCATTGAGCAGACCGCGTACAACGATGCTGCCAACCCCAACATGCCGGTGCTGCGCAAGGGCGTGATGTGGGTCTACTGCACGCAGGACGTGACCCCGGCCGACCCGGTCTACATCCAGAAGACCGCCGGCGTGGGCAAGCCGAAGGGCAGCTTCCGCAAGGACAACGACGGCGGCAACGCCGACCTGCTCGCCAATGTCCAGTGGGCTGGCAGCTTCACCGTGGCTGGCACCTTCAAGGCTGCCCTCGAAGTCAACCTCCCGGCGTAAGGCTAAGGGAACAAGGAGAAATCACATGAGCGAGATCAAGTTCCCTAGCCGGCGCAACGTGTTCGACATGGACCCGATCGGCGCCGACAAGCAGGCCAAGCGGTGGGACCGCTACGACAACAGCCAACTGCGCCACACCGTGGA